CGCGGCAACAACCGTTAATCGGACGGCACTTTTGAACGGTGCCGATCTCTAGCGTCGTTGACGCTACTCTTTATAGTAAATATAAAGAGAGGACGAAACTGTGTGTGGGGTGAAAAACCCCACATTCACCTTAACAAGGGAGTACTTATGCCGAACTGGCTGAAGATTTTGCTTGTTGCATTATCCACAGCAGTCGTGAGCATTTTGCAGGCTGACAATGTCAAGTCTGCGGTGTTCAACGTGAAAGCGCATATTGTGCATGTTAATCAGAAATGATTAATTGCATTGAGGGGCAGTATGCTACTGCCCCTCTGCGCCAATGATGAGGTACAGACCGGTAAAGGGCTTGAGATCACGAAGAAAGGGGTTCGTATGAAGAACTTACCTCGATTCGTGCCCGCCTTCTACAAGTCGGTGTTTAGAGATCTCAGCATGCTTGTCTCCTTATCAAAAGCAGACAACTTGCGCAGTGTTCGATACGTTTTGAAGCGTATCGAAGCTGAAGGTTTAAGCGTCGTCTCTCAATCGCTCCCCAGTTTGGGTAAAGCTGTCGAGAAGTCGCTTATAACTGGTGAACCCTTGCGGGTCCCCCAGACCTTTAGTCTACACTGGCACTCAAAACTTCCATGTTTCCTTTACTATTGGTTTAGTAAAGTGTTCTTGGAAGACGGTACGCCACGATTCCTCGCACGTGATAGTGAGATTGTCAGTGACTCCGTTATGGCGGTTTTTGCCATACGGCAAGTCACTATGGCTTTCTCTAAATCACGTGATTTAGGATGTCTGGTAAGTGATGACGAAGCGCTAACAAGCTTCACATCACGTATTACAGGACAACCTGTAATCACCGCGCCCTCTTGGCTTCTCAATGAAGCCAGACGGCTAATCAAAGCCGTTATAGGTGACGATGAGTGTCTTGATCCTCGCCTCGAGAACTGGATTATCGATCCATTCGGAAGGCATGGACCAGGAGCGGTTGCTGAGAGAGAGACAGGGCTAGGTAAGTGGGCATTTCGTCGAATTGCTGGTGTTGACCCTCGACTTTATATGTGGAGGGTCACCTCAGTTATAACCAATAACCAAGGAGGAAAGTATGTCTACGATCCTACATCAACAGTTGACGAATGCTCAGATGGCACAGATTTCTCAGGAGATATCGAAAAGGATAATCCTTTTCGATCAGTTAATCTCCTCGATCAAATCTGTTCTCAAGATTGTTCTTACACAAGAGGACGAGGACGCAATAGCGTCTTCTATTCTAAAGGTAGAACATCTAGAGGACCTTTACTCTCGTCGCGACCAACTCCTCCAATTGGAGAAGCAGATCCGACAGCAAGATCCATATGTGTCCCTAAAGACTTTAGAAGTCCTAGGGTTATATGTATCGAGCCCAAGGAATTCCAGTTTGCCCAGCAAGGGCTCTGGAGTGTCCTTGAGAGAGTAATTCGTGCCAATCCTCTTACCAGAAGAAGCATCAATTTTAGGGATCAATCGAAGAATGCTGAGATGTGCAAACGTCTCGACATTTCGACGATTGACCTGAAAGATGCATCCGACTTAGTTTCGTTGAAACTTTGTCGGGTCCTCTTTCCGAAGAGGTTCTTCAATCTAGTCACTCGCTATCGCTCGCGTGGTATTTCTGTAAAAGGTAATACCATCAAAGCGACATGCTTTGCAAGCATGGG